CCTGATGGTTGCGACGCGCAGCGACCCCGGCGTGGAGGCTGTCCCCGAGGACGCCTCCGACGAGGAACGCGCCGTTGCCTTTGCCAAAGCCCTCGCGCGTCGGGCAGTCCTCGCTTGGGAAGGCATCGGTGACGCAGACGGCAATCCCATCGACCCCAGTCCCGACGCTGTCGACGCACTTCTCGATATCTGGCCGATCTTCGAGGCCTTCCAGCTGAGCTACGTTTCCAAAGGTCTGCTGCTGGAACAGGAAAAAAACGTCTCCGCGTCCTTGCCGAATGGTCCTTCGGCGGGGGCGAGCGATACTGCGACGCCTGTGAAACGTCGTGCGAAGTCTGCCCGGCGCGGCTGAACCGTCCCGTCACATTCGAGGGCTGGCAGGTCTGGGACCTGATCGGTCGCCTCGGCGGCCAACTTCGCGTGCTGCCGGGCGCGGTGATTGGCTGGGACATGTCGGCGGTGCTCGCCCTCGGTGACGCACTTGGCATTCCGCCCTTGGCCATGGCCGAACTGCTGCCCGCCGTCGAGGCGGTGATGGTCACCAAACTCAACGAACAGATGGATCATTCCAATGGCTGAAAAGCGCGTTTCTGTCCGCCTTGCAGCGGTGGGCGGCCGACAGGTGCGCGCCGAGCTGGAAGGTGTCGGTGAGGCCGGAGCGCGCGGCTTCGGCCGCCTTAGCCGGGAGATGGAAGCGGCCAACACTCGGCTCGCAGCGTTTTCCCGTCGTGTTACGGTGGCTGCCGCTGCCGCCGTGGCCGCCGCCGCTGCTGCTGGCGTAGCGATGGTCCGATCCGGGCTGCAGACCGTCGACGCGCAGGCCAAATTGGCTCAGTCTCTCGGGACCACGGTCGCCTCGATCCAGACCCTCGAGCGCGCGGGCGAACTGGCCGGTGTCTCGATGTCCGGCATCGAACAGGCGACAAAGGATCTGACGCGCCGCCTCAGCCAGGCGGCCGCCGGGACCGGCCCCGCCGCTGACGCGCTCGACCGGCTCGGGTTCTCGGCCACCGAGCTGATCGCCCTGCCGCTTGACCAACGTGTGGGCGCGATCAACGCCGCCATCGAAAGCTTCGTGCCCGCCGCAGAGCGTGCAGCTGTCGCCGGACAGCTCTTTGGCGAGGAAGGCTCCATCGCCATGTCGCGCATCGACACCGCGACACTGCGCCAGGCGACCGAGGACGTGCTCGCGTTCGGTGTCGTTGTCTCCGAGCAGGACGCCGACCAGATCGAGCGCACCAATGACGCGATCTCCCGGCTTGGCCTGATATGGCGTGGCCTGTCGAACCAACTGGCTGTCGCCGCAGCACCCGCGCTGGAAGCGGTCGCGAACGCGATGGCGGCGGTGGCCAGCCGCACCGGGCCGCTCGGCATCGCGATCCGCGGCCTCTTCGACAATATCGGCCGCCTGACCACTTATGCCGCCACCTTTGCGGCCTTTCTTGCGGGGCGTTGGGTCGCCGGGATGGCCGTCGCAGCTCTCTCGGTCCGTGGCCTCGCCACCGCGCTGGTCCTCCTTCGCGGGGCGTTGATCCGCACCGGCATCGGCGCGCTCATCGTTGGCGCGGGCGAGCTCGTCTACCAGTTCACCCGCCTCGTGTCGGGCGCGGGCGGATTTGGCGAGGCGATGTCGCTCCTGAAGGACCTCGCCGTCGAGGTCTGGGACCGCATCAGGATGGGGGCTGCGGCGGCGGGCGCTGCCGCCACGGCGATGTTCTTCGATCTGAAGGCCGATGCCGCCTCCGGCATGCAAAGCGCCATCGAGAGCGTCGTGGCTTTTGGCAATACGGCCGCGAACACGTTCGAGGGGGCCTATGAGGCGATCAAGGCGATCTGGGGCATGCTGCCAGCCGCCATCGGTGATCTTGCGTTTCAGGCGGCCAACAGCCTGATCGATGGCGTCGAGGCAATGCTGAACGGTGTCGTCTCGCGGATCAACACGTTCATTGGCGGAATCAACCAGGGACTGGAAGCGCTCGGCTCCGAACGGCGCATCTCGATTATCCCTGATCTCGAGCTGGGTCAGATCGAGAACCGTTTTGAGGGTGCCGCAACGGCCGCGACCACCGCCGCGCAATCTGCTTTCGACCGCGCTTTTGCGGACAACCCGCTCACGGCCCCCGATCTCGGGCTCACTGCGGCGGCCAATACTGCGCTTGCCACCGCCAACACCTATCGCGGGGCGGCACGCGATCTGGCCGAGGGCGCGCGTGCGCCGCTCGCCAGTTGGCAGGCCCTGCGTGACGCGGTGCAGGGCAGTAATGAGGATGGCGCGGATGCGCTGACCGAGGCGACGGACGCGGCTGAGCGGTTCGAGACAGCCCTTGGCGATGCCGGACGGGCGGCCACCGGTGCTGGTGCAGCGGCCGGGGCTGCTGCCGCTGCCGCCGGACCCAATACCGAAGCAGCCGTCACTGGCTGGCAGGCGGTCACCACAGCGCTCAGCGACTATGCCAGCAAGGCCCGCGATATCGGCGGCGATATCGGCCAGAGCCTCGTCAGCGCCTTCCAGTCGGCAGAAAATGCTGTGGGCGCGTTCGTGAAGACTGGCAAGCTGGACTTCCGCGACCTCGTCACCTCGCTGTTGGCCGATCTCGCCAAGCTGGCGGCGCAGCGGTTCATCCTTGGACCGATCGCCAATGCGCTCTCCGGCGCACTCGGCGGTGCAGGTGGGATTTTCGCGAACATCCTTCATGCAGGCGGGATGGTCGGGGCTGCGGGACCCTCGCGGATGGTTCCGGCCATGGCCTTTGCGACTGCGCCCCGGATGCATTCCGGCGGCGTTGCCGGTCTGCGGCATGACGAAGTTCCGGCAATCCTGCAGCGGGGCGAACGGGTGCTGTCTCGGCGCGAGACGCAGAGCTACGGCGCAGGCGGAGGGGTCAACGTCACCATCATGGCCCGCGACGCCGAGAGCTTTCGGCAGTCCCGCACGCAAGTCGCGGCCGACATCGCCCGCGCCGTGTCGATGGGTCGGAGGGGCATGTGATGGCGTTTCACGAGGTCCGGTTTCCCGACAATATCAGCCGCGGCGCACGCGGCGGGCCGGAACGGCGCACGCAGATCGTCGAGCTCGCCTCGGGCGACGAGGAACGCAACGCGAGCTGGGCGAATTCGCGCCGCCGCTACGATGTAGCCTACGGCATCCGCAGGGCCGACGATCTGGCCGCCGTCGTCGCCTTCTTCGAGGCGCGCAACGGGCGGCTGCACGGCTTCCGGTTCAAGGACTGGGGCGACCACAAGTCCTGTCTGCCCTCGGGAACGCCATCGCCCACGGATCAGGCGATCGGGACCGGCGACGGCACGGTGACCGACTTCCAGCTAGTGAAGCGCTACGCCTCTGGCGCTCAATCCTGGACCCGGACAATCGCAAAGCCGGTGACAGGCAGCGTGCGCATTGCGGTCGGCGGGGTGGAGCAACCCTCGGGCTGGTCGGTCGACACGACCACTGGACTCGTCAACTTCGACACTGCGCCGGGATCCGGCGTCGCGATCACCGCAAGCTTCGAGTTCGACGTGCCGGTCCGCTTCGACAGCGACGCCCTCGATGTGACGCACGACATCGAACGACTGGGCTCGATCACCTCCATTCCACTTCTGGAGCTCCGCCGATGAAAAGCATTACCCCCGATCTGCGGGCCCATCTCGACAATGGGACGACGACGCTTTCCTGGTGCTGGCGGATCATCCGCGCGGACGATGTAACCTTTGGCTTCACCGACCACGACCTGACACTCACCTTCGACGGCACCGATTTCGAGCCAGAGAGCGGGCTGACGGCGTCCGAGGTCCGCTCAGGCTCGGACCTGTCGGTCGACGCACAGGACGCCGAGGGCGTGCTGACCTCGGACCGCATCACCGAGACCGACATTTTCGATGGCCGCTGGGACAACGCGGAGGTCGAGGTCTGGCGCGTGAACTGGGCGGACACCGGTCAGCGCGTGCTGATGCGCCGGGGTGCTATCGGCCAAATCCGGCGCGGACGGCTGGCCTTTGTTGCCGAGGTCCGCAGCCTCGCGCATGTGCTGGGCCAAACGGTTGGGCGAACTTTTCAGGCGACCTGCGACGCCGGGCTCGGGGATACGCGCTGCGGCGTCGATCTGGAGAACCCGGCATTCAAAGGTTCGGGCACCGTGCTCGACCTGCTGCGGGATCGGGCTTTTACAGCTTCGGGGTTCGGCGGGTTCGCCTCCGGCTGGTTCACCTTCGGCACGGTCGAATGGACCGGTGGCGCAAATGTGGGGCGGCGGGCAGAGATCATCGCACATGACCTGACTGACGGCATAGCAGTGCTGACGCTCCTTGAAGCGCCAGTACGTACCATCGCGGGCGGTGATGCTTTCACCGTTCGCGCAGGCTGCGACAAGCGTATCGAGACCTGCAGCGCCAAATTCGCCAATACTGTCAACTTTCGTGGCTTCCCGCACATCCCCGGCCAGGATGCGGTGCTCCGCTATGCCACGAAGGATGGTGGACATGAGGGGGCGGTGCTTTGAAGGCCGTGGATCCTCAATACGTCGTAACCATCGCGCGGTCCTGGCTCGGCACGCCGTATCACGACCAGGCGAGTCTGCGCGGCGTCGGATGCGACTGTCTCGGGCTGGCCCGCGGCGTCTGGCGCGAGGTGGTTGGTCCCGAGCCATTCCCGATCCCGCCCTACAGCCGCGACTGGGGCGAGACTGGCCCCCGCGAAGTGCTGGCCGAGGGTGCTCGGCGCATGATGCCGGAGATCGCACCTTCTGAGGCTGGACCGGGCGCGCTGGTCCTCTTTCGCATGACCCCGCGCGCCATCGCAAAGCATGTCGGGATCCTGACCGGACCCGACAGCTTCCTCCACGCCTATGAGCGGCTCGGCGTCATCGAGGAACCGCTCACTCCATCCTGGCGGCGGCGTATCGCCTTCGCCTTCCTGTTTCCACAACGCTGAGACCCCGACATGGCCACACTTGTTCTCGGTGCCGCAGGTGCCGCCATTGGCGGCAGCATTGGCGGCGCGATCCTCGGCGTCAGCGCCGCCACGATCGGCGGCTTCATCGGCTCCACCATCGGCTCGGTCGTCGACAGCTGGATCATCTCGTCGCTCGCGCCGACCCAGCGGATCGAAGGCGCACGGCTGGACAACCTGCGCATCACCTCGGCCACCGAAGGAGCGGTGATCCCGCGCCTCTATGGCCGAATGCGGGTTGGGGGCAACATCGTCTGGGCGACGGATTTTCGCGAGGAAACCAAGACCACCACGCAGGGCGGTGGCAAGGGCGGCGGGGGTGGTGGCAAGGTCAAGACCACCGAATATTTCTACTATGCCAGTTTCGCGGTCGCGCTCTGCGAGGGTCCTATCACCGGGATTGGCCGTATCTGGGCCGACGGCAAGCTGCTGGACACCGCCGGGATCACATGGCGCTGGTATCCGGGCGACGAGAGCCAGGCGGCCGATCCGTTCATCACAGCCAAGATGGGTGCGGCCAACACGCCCGCGTATCGCGGCACGGCCTATGTGGTCTTCGAGGACCTCCCGCTTGGCAACTACGGCAATCGCATCCCACAGATGAGTTTTGAGGTGTTCCGTCCGCTTGCAGATCCCGACACCGCGGAGGGTCTAACGCAGGCGGTCACCATGATTCCTGCATCTGGCGAGTTCGCCTATGCCACGCAGGGTATTCGCAAGGGCAGCGGCGGGTCGTCCGAGCCCGAAAACCTCAACGCGCTGACCGACACCGCCGACATGGTGGTGGCGCTGGACCGGCTGCAGGCCATGGCTCCGAAGGTCGAGAGCGTATCACTGGTGGTCGCCTGGTTTGGCGACGATCTGCGCGCGGACTCCTGCAAGGTGCGACCCGGGGTTGAGGTGACCGCCAAATCGACCACGCCGTCGACCTGGTCTGTGAACGGTGTCAGCCGCGCCAATGCATTCCTCGTCAGCCGCGATGATCAGGATCGCCCGGTATATGGTGGCACGCCCGCCGATTTTGCCGTGGTGCAGGCAATCCAGGAGATGAAGGCGCGCGGGCTGCGGGTGACTTTCTATCCGTTCATCCTGATGGACGTGCCGCCCGGCAACAGCCTGCCGAACCCGTATTCCGACAACGCTGCCGAGACCGGCCAGCCCGCTTTTCCCTGGCGGGGGCGGGTCACATGTGCCCCGGCCGCTGGTTACACCGGGACGGTGGACAAGACCGCCACGGCGGCCACTCAGGTTACGGCGCTGTTCGGCGCGGCGACGCCCGGCAGTTTCAACGTCTCGGGCGAGAGCGTCAGCTGGACCGGGCCCTCCGGCGAATGGGGTCTGCGGCGCATGGTGCTGCATTATGCCCATCTCTGCGCGGCGGCAGGCGGGGTCGACGCCTTCCTGATCGGCACCGAGATGCCGGGGCTGACGACGATCCGCTCCAGCGCGTCTACCTATCCGGCCGTGGAGGCGTATCGGGATCTGTTGACCAATGTGCGCTCGATCCTAGGGGCCGGGACGAAGATCGGCTATGCGGCGGACTGGTCGGAATACTTCGGACACCAGCCAGGCGACGGCAGCGGCGACGTGTTCTTCCACCTCGACCCGCTCTGGGCCGATCCGGAGATCGATTTCATCGGGATCGACAACTACATGCCGCTCTCCGACTGGCGCGACGGGTTTGAGCATGCCGATGCGGCCGAGGGCTGGCCCGCGATCTACGACCGGGCCTACCTGCAGAAGAACATCGCGGGCGGCGAAGGCTTCGACTGGTTCTATGCCAGCGCGGCGGACCGTTCTGCGCAGGTCCGGACCGCGATCACCGATGGCGCGGCGTGCAAGCCATGGGTGTTCCGCTACAAGGATCTGCAGGCCTGGTGGTCGAATCCGCATTACAACCGTCCGGGCGGTGTGGAGAGCGGGACGCCGACGGCATGGGTTCCGCAGTCGAAGCCGGTCTGGTTCACCGAGCTCGGCTGTCCGGCCATCGATCGGGGCACCAATCAGCCGAACGTCTTCTTCGACCCGAAGTCGTCGGAGAGTTTCACGCCGCATTTCTCGCGGGGCTGGCGCGACGATGCCATCCAGCGGGCCTATCTCGAGGCGACATATCTCTGGTGGGGCGACGGCGCGAACAACCCGGTGTCGTCCGTCTATGGCCAACGCATGGTCCACGTCTCCGAATGCGCCGCCTGGACATGGGACGCGCGGCCCTATCCGTTCTTTCCGGCGCTCACCGATGTCTGGACCGACGGGGCAAACTGGCGGCTGGGACACTGGCTGACCGGGCGGCTTGGAGCGGTGTCGCTGGCCGCGTTGGTGCGCCATCTTTGCGTGCGTGCGGGAATGCCCGAGGCTCGGATCGACGTCACCGGTCTCTGGGGTGCGCTCGAAGGTTATGCGATTGGCGCACTGGAATCCCCGCGAGCGTCCATCACAACGCTGTCG